ACCTGGATAACATATGTATTCAGGATACTCCTGTTGCACCACTCGGTAGAATTGAGCCTTGAGTGTGCGGTCATTTTTGATAGCAGTCCAGGGCATGCCACCAAAGTAGCGATCACTGATGCGGATGGCAATCACATCCGGCAGATCCATCCATTTGTAGCCAATTTTGCCATCGGGCATGAGCGGTGCTAAGGGATCAATCCAGCCGGCTTCGGCGCTTTTTCTGTATTCAGCACAACGCAACCGAATATAATCGGTGTTCATTTGCTCGCGTTGGATAAAAAACTTGCCATCTTCACGACCTGTGGTGGTGCGAATGTTGCGGCTGCCATTCCATCCTGTGGCTTTCCAATTGCCTTTTCTGGCACGATACAGGTCATTGTTTTTCAACAACTGATCAGCCACGCCATTGTGTGTGGTAATTAGGCCACCTGCATCCTGGCGCAGGTAATCATAGTTGGTTTCGGGGTCGTTGTCGGAGAGATAGTCAGATGTTGTCATGGTCTTGTATTTATAGTCAAAACAAAAGGCCCGTCAGGGCCTTTTGTGTGATCACATGTGAGATCAGTAGGTGTTGGCTGCACGCTTGACCAAAGTGCTTGGTCGTGCTGTGGTAACAGCAGCACCTGTTGTGGTAATGTTGTTGAGCATGCCCACGCCAGCAGGGTTGCGCACAATCAATGTGCCTTCCATGATGAACTGGTCCAGGCTTGCGTCCGCATTTGAGAACACTTCGTTGTTGGGTCCCAGATCACGCAGAGCGCCCCATTGCAACACTTCTTCGTTCAAGAAGTAGATGGCGTCTTCCACACCCGATTGATCCATGATCCAAGAATCAAAGATTTCGTATGTGTAGTTGAAGTCACCTTCGTATGTTTGGATTGTGTCACCACGCTCGGCATTCACACGGTTGATGGTCCTGGAAGTTGGGAATGTGTCACTCAGCATGGTACGCAGACTTGTGGGAGCCACAACTGTGCGAATCTTGGCATTGTAACGCTGTTCAGCAACTGTTACCAATTGACGATAGGTAATGGGCGAAAACACCTGGTTGGTGAATGTGCCTGTGTAGAATGTGCTACCATTGCTGTTCATGGTGAAAGTGTTGGCAGTGGCTACTGCACTGTCTGTGCTTTCATTGTTGACATTGGTAGTGATACCTGTGATGTTGCCGCTGGCAGTGTTGAAACTTTGAGTACCAGCAAAGGAACTCAAACTACCCATGCGACGACCAGTTTGGCTGGCACCGCTAAGGTTGCCGGAGGCATTGCCTGCTTGACCGCCGTACTTGGTACCAATTTGGTCATTGCGAACCAATTGTGTTTCCACATCAAACATGAGTTCGATCAACTGCTTGACTTCTTGGTAGGCCTGTGGATCACCACCCGACTGCATCACAGCACGGGCTGTACCGCTGGCAGCAACTGTGGTTGCAAAGATTTGAGTGTAATTGCCCAAATTGTAACGGCTGTTGCTTTCAGCATTGGTCACGCTGACATTGGCGCCTTCTTGCCAGGCTTGAACTTCGGGCAAGCGATAGATATCGTCAGTCCAAAGTGGCAGTGTTGAGTTGACCTTGCGTTTTTTGGTCATGCACATGTTCAACACAGGGGTATCGTCTTTTACACGATTTGATACATCTAGATCTAAGTCTTTGACAACGATGTCGGTAGCATACGCCGTAGTACCGTTACCAATTTGACTTGTTGTAATTTCTGCCATGATAATCTCCTTTTGGTTATTTAGTGGCTAATTCAACCACCTGCCCTGGCTGATCTAATTTGTTTTAGTCTAGCAGTCAACAGGTTGTCTGCGGCCTGAGTTCCCTCACGGCCACCTTTCTTGGCTTGTTCACGCAGTCGCTCGAGTGATTGTTCTTGTGTTCGTGGAGCAGCGGTGCCTGTACGGCGGGTGAGTGCAGCAATGCTGCCTCCAGCGCTCTTGGCAGCGGGACGATCGCGAAATTTCAAACCATCTCTTATCAAACTCAATATGTGCTCGTCACTGGTGATGAGATCAATGTTGGGCACACCCGGAATCAGTTCACCTCGTGCACTGGACCAGTCGCGTGAGATCTTGTCGCGCAGTTCTCGAAACACAAACTCATTGCGAAGTTCGCGGTCCTTGAAGTTCTGGCGATTTTGATCAATCACTTGGCTGACCTGTTGTTGGCGCATTTGGCGGAATTGATCCACAGCAGGTTTTAGTTGAGCAATATGCTGACTCTGCTGCTGGATGTAGCGTTCATTTTGTTCCATGCTGGCCTGGATTCTGGCACGCTGTGCAGCATCCTGGGTTTGAGCCAGTTGTTGAGCAAATGTGGTTTGATAACCTTGGGTTTTCACAATTTCATCATAGGCCTGGCGCAACTGTGGTTGCACAGTGAACTCCATGGCCAAGGTCAATCCTTCCTGCCGAGCCTGTTGAGCCTTTTGGTACTCGTCAAACTCGCTCTTTTGAATTTTCAATTGTCGGGCTTCTTCGTGTATAGCACTGCCTTGACCTAGAATCGCGGCTGCTTTCTTTGCGTCGATCACAATCTCCTCACCGTTGCGCATGAATCGAAATTTAGCGTTGGGGTTGGAGTCTGCAAATTCCACAAAGTCAATCAGTTCGTCTGATGTGGTATCAGCGGTGGCCTCAGTGCTTACCTCTTCAGGGGCATCTGCGGGTTCTACTGACAGCACAGGATCCAAATCGGGTACAGGGCTATCTTTTGGCACAGTGGTATCACTGGTGGGTGCCACAGGGTCCTGGGAACCGGCCGGCTCCTGAGATCCTGTTGCAGCATCCGTGGTAGAGCGAAGTTGATTACGCAAGGTCTGTTGAGTCATTGCGGTCATCTTGGCTGCTATATCCTCCAGGCTGGGCGCTGCTGGTGTGACATTGGCCGCGCTGTCAGCGTTAGGCGTATCAGGTGTTGTCATGGGTTGTTTTCCTTGGGTTGATGCGTGGGCTCATTTCTGTGAGTTACCACACGATTTCCATAATACACTGCTGTTTTCAGCAGGGTTACGAAACTGTCGATGCCGGTGAGTTGATTTGACAGTGCAACTCTGCGGCTGTTGTCGTCGGGTGAGTGGCCAATGACCTCGCTCAATTGATCCGCTAGACTGAATTTGAATTGATGTATGAACATGGCCAAGTCTCGATTGTTCAAGAGATCTTGAGCCTGTTGTGCTTGAGCAATCACTCGATCACCCTGCGCAGGTGACAGCGTGCGAATCGTGTTCAAGTTGGCTGTGAGCCTGGTATTGTAAGCATCAATGGCGTCTTGTGTTATCATGTTATGAATATACCTTGGGGTCGCCGGAGGCCACGCTCATGAAGTCCAATTGACTTTCGGCGTCTTGGCCCGACACTTCGGCCGCAATCTGCTGTGCACGGGCTTGGTTCAGTTGTGCTTGGCTCAAGTTCTTTTGATCTTCAGGACTTGGCTCACGGCCTTGTTGTGCCTTTTGTCCTTGAGAGATCATTTGTTCGACTTCGTCATCAGTAGGCAAATATGTATCGCAGTCTTTGACACCCAAAACATAAAGAGTGTCTTCAAATGGTCGTTTGATTTTGCGATACATTTCGGGAGTGAGTGTGCCGGCTTGAACCATGCCCTGTACCATTTGATACAGATCGATCTGAGCCTTTTGTATGAACTGCTGACGCTGCAATTGGTTTTCTTCGCTCATCATGCCCACGGCCAATTCAACATGCATGAGTTTGCGTTCACAGAAATTCATGTCATCCCAGGCTTCGGCGTCCAGGAACACAGGTTCACGATCAGGATGGTACATCTGTGCCAGTCTACGCACGCCATAGTCATCACCGTATTGAATCAAGGTACGCCACACCAACCAAATGGCTTCTTTGAGACCATCTGCTGCATTGCGCACTGCGTTGTCTTGAATGATTTGATTGGGACCCAGGGCCAGACTGAGTTTGGCTCCAGAATTGCCTGCTGCCATGACTTCGGGATTGAACACATCTTGTGGTGTGGTCATGCCAATGATGGCTTGTGTGTCCTGCTGCATGCGAGTCATGGCATTGTCCACAAAGCCAATGTTGCCAGCAGGAGGGGGCATGGGGTAGATGTCGGTGGCAGGATCAAACTTGGAGTCCAGCAAGAATATGGCTGCTTCGCCATCCTGCATCATTTCAAAGTCCACTTTGTCGGCCTTGACACCTATTCTGGGTGTGGCTGTGAGCAAGCCCAGCAAGATTTCGGCACGATGGCCCGCTGTCATGTATTCCTGCATGGGCACCACGCTTTCCGCAATGCTCATGCCGTAAAAGTTGCCGGGCAAGGGCTTGGGACACATGTTGGCCACAGGAATGAATTCCACTTCGCGTGCGCTGATGATGTAATTGCCGGAAAATATGATTTCAATCAGTTCCAATTCACCATCACCATCAATGTCGTAACGATCCCACACAGTGAGAATGGTGACCTGGCGTGAATCTGGGTCTGCACCCACACCCGACTCCACAGGAATACCCATCACAGGCACTGAGTCTCGAGCATGAATAGCCAAGTTGTTTAGCACTGATCCTGCTTGGTAGGCACCGTTTTGGTTGTATTCGGCATGTTCTCTAAATTCTTCCATGTGATCATTGATTTGTGGATACAGACCCACTGCTTCTTGAATGCTCATGGGATCATAGAAACCACAAAAGGCCTGGTCACGCATTTGCTGCACAGTGGGATCACAGATCCAGTAGTGCTGTGCAATGTTTCGGAATCGAACCTGGAGACTGTAACCTGTGAGTTTGTACTTGGCCGAATAAATGGTGTTGCGAGCAATTGCTTCGTCCAGCATGTCGCGTTGATCCAGGTTGCCTTGTTGGGCCTGTGCCACAGCATCGGCTTCCATATCTTGTGGTTCACCCAGGGTTGAGATTCTGCGGCCAATCTCGTCCTGCATGTGCTGTTCACTGTAGTCTTTCAATTCGGTGGACATTTCCTGTGCCACTCGAGCCATGTCCACAGTGACTCTGCGGCGTGTTTGACGCAGGGGTGTGAGTCCAGAAGCCTGGGCCTGTTGTTCAAATGCTCGCAATTGATCCAGTGTGCCTTGAGTGGTCACATAGCGTGTGACAGGTTCACGAGTGGGCAGCACCATGAGCATGCCATTTTTGTGCAGGGCAGCATCCATGATCCAACGCTGCAGGATAAAATGCGGGTCATTTTCTTGATTGATAACTCTGCTGACCATTTGAGTGGCTTGTCGTGCTGCTGTGTGGTCTTCGTCGGTGTCGGGCACAAAATCAAAGTTGATTTCACCATTGGGTGCCAGGCCCTTGGCAATCACTGCTGTGACATAGTCCACAGCGGGTTTCACAACAGGATGAATGTAGTCAATGCCGTTGACTGGTGCTGTGGAATCGGTCACTGCCAAGCACAGGTAGTGATAGTCACTGGCACGGTTCACGGCATTTTTGGTGCCCAGGTAGCGCAGGTAACTGGCGCATTTGGTATCCAACTGACCCTTGAGTCGCACAAAGCGAGCCATGGTGGCGTTGTTGGTGTTCAACTGGGAAATCACTCGGTTGCGAATATCAAGCATAGGTTGTGTCCATAGTATTGCATATTTAGCACTAGTGTGTCATCACCCCTGGGGGTTGTAACTGCGTTTCCAGGCCGGTAGACTCTGTTCCGAGCGTGGGGGAATGATGCGATCTCGCTGGGCTCGCATGCGCTGTTGGGGTGTGCGGTTGTCCCAGGGTTCGGCAATGCCATTCCAGCAGCCCATGAGTGCATAGCGCACACTGTCAATACAGTCATCTGGGTCCGAGAATCTGCCCTGAGTGTCCACATAGTAGTTTTGTGCTTCACGCAAGAAGTCTGTGCAGTTTTCATTGATCATGAGCGAGCCGGCTTCCAGCATTTGTCTCATGCGATTGATGCCATAACTGCGATGGTTGGTGGTGCGACCTTGGTCATCGGGAGGATTCATGATGGCACCAGGATGCACATTGAGTTCATAACTTTCTAGCAGTTCGCGAATGCTTTGGCTGCTCATGGTATAACGGCCTGGAGTGCTGGCATCCGGAGGCAACACAATGGGTGTGCCAAACACTTCGGGTCTCATGAGGTGTTGCACATAGTTCACAGGGTTGGCTTCTTCGGTGCCTTGCACACAGATCTGTCGATGCAGCCAGGCTGTTTGTTCGTGTGGATCCCAGTACACTAAACTGATCACTGTGCGGTCGTTGACCAAACCCAGGTCCATGGCAATGATGCGATGTATGCGTGGATGTTCACGAAAGTCAATGTCAGTGGTGGCATAGGTGGGCCAAGAACGCATTTGAAACACAGCACCACGCCCCATTACAGGACGGCCTGCAATGCGAGCCTCTCGTTCGTGTGGTAGATAATCGCGTTCCAGTTGTGCTCGAGTGGTTTTCAGCAGGAATGGTTCACCCCAGGGATCATATTCGGGCACATCATCCCAACTCACACGCACAAAATCATAGCCGGGTTCACGGTTCCAGAACTTTGATACCAAGCCATTCAGGCCCTTGAGTGGTGTAAACGAACACATGACCTGTCCCTGTGTGGTGGCCGTGCGTGTGACTATTTCTGAAAAGAAGTCATCGGGCGGTTGTTCATCAAACACAGCCAGATTCAGTTTGAAACCCTGCAATTGACGCACTTCTTGGGTGTAGTTGGCAAACAGGAGATAACTGTTGCTGCCACTGATATGGCGTATTTCCACACCAATACAGTTGGCACCGTCCCCACGCTGGGTTTCTGTCACAATGGCATCTCGGGGAATGGTACCTGTGCCTATGGCGTCAATGATCTTGATGTCGGGTGTGCCCAACAATTCATTCTGCAGCACAAGTGCAACCTGGCTCCAACCTTCGCCGGCCACCATGGCAGTGATGGCATGTGCAAATCTGTGTCCGGTCCACCAGTCAGGATATCGGCCTGTGAGATGCCAAGCAGTTTCACTGCAGGTTGACACTGTTTTGCCAATACGATTGGCAGCCAAGATACCACGACGCGGTGAGTCACCAGTGGCAAAGAACGCACGCTGGTGATCAAATGGTCTAAAATACTCCAGTTGATTGTAGCGCATGTGTTCACTCACTGCCACTGTGAGGTCTTGCAAGTGGCTTTGAGTGGCAGAGTCTAGACTTCTGACAGCATCAGGAGTGAGCGAGTGCTGGTCACACACCCATTTCAGGGCTCGACGCATCAGTACCTGGGGATCTATCATG